CCACCAGTGATGACCACATTAAATGACGCAGTAGTTTCACTGAAGTAAGGAATGAAATAATTTGCACTTGCGAATGTTAAATTAATTTCAGTAGGTCTATCAGTTGTTGGGACATCATCGTAATTGCCTAAAATTGTGAAATCGTTTATTCGTCCATTGTAATGATTGAAATAAGTCCGTGTTGAATCAGTAAGAACCACCGCGCCAACAGTTCCTGAGTATTCCTCGCGAATCTTGATGACTACCGATAAGGACCAACTCCCTTCGCCAAGTTCTTGCGCTAAAATACCTGATCCCGTTGGTTGCAAAGTAGTAACAACGTATTCCCTTACTACTGAGCTAAAATCCATTATACCTCGATTAGTTGTAGGATTGGGAAAGTATTTACCAGTAAACTTCTGCACTCCGTTAATCCAAACTTCTGCAACATATTTATAATTTGGATAAGTTGCAGGATCAGCAGCGTGAGCATCGTAAGCCACATAAACGAGAGCATCGTTTACGGATGAATATACTGGTGGAGTTGATTCAAATGTCATGTTGTTGGATATAAGTTATTTATAATATCAATCTTTGTCGCAATACCTAACTCAGTTTCAATGTATGCGTTTATTTCTTTTGTTGCGTCTGACCAAAAATGAGTAGCTTTTAATCCGCTTCGTTTAATTCCTGCTGCTGCCGCTAGAATGGTTTTTGTTTCAATGCTTTGCATCTTCATACCTCTGCGCTCTCGCCTGGTAACTCCTTGCTTAACATTTCTTGCGCTTAGTCCTTCTCTTTGTACCCATGCTTTTAATGAATTGTACATGGGTGTACCTTCTCGCGTTCCTTTAGTCTTAAATTGAAATCTTGAACCTCGATTAACTTTCCAACCATTAACACCTTCATCTTGATAGGTTGCGTAATCAGGAGCAGTGATACCAATCGCATAACCCGTATCGGTTGTAGTAATATCAGTCGCTTGTATGTCCTCAATCATGTTTCCACTAGAAACAACATCTTTATTTGTTGCGTTCTCGTGTATCAAGCCAACATAAGCACCAGCAATGGCAACCAACGTATTTTTAATATCTGATAAGTCAATAGCCTGATAATCCCCAGCATCCAAAGTATTCAAATCAATGAACCCACTATCAACTGCTTCGTGTTGTGCCCTTGTCATTTGTTGATGTATTTTTGGTATGCTTGCTCAGACTTCAAATAAGCTAACGCGTTAAACGCTTGCAAGATAGGTAAATCAAATGCTTTATCTAAGGTGATGCCTTCATGCTGCGCCACTTCCTTAGCCGAGTATATCCAGCCATACTGTTCAATGAATGAATGAGGTTTCTCCATCTTGCCATCATCTTCTACAACTTCATCCGATTCGAATAAACCTTTGTAAGATTGCAACAACTCTGCAAATGATTGTAGAAAGGTCGTATAGTCTGCAAGAATCAATCTAATATGTTTTTTGAGTAGAATGTCTGCCTTAACATTATGTTGTCTAGAATCGCTCCATATTGATGCAGTTACAAAGTGCATGGCATCTATTTCACCTTGTTTTAAAAAGTGCTGAACCTCGATAAATTGCCCTAGTGTAATCTTAGTAGCATCAGTTTCTAATTTAAGCCTGCCGAGTAATGGCTTTTTACCTAACTTCTTGAATTGCTTTGTAACCTTGTTTGAATACTTGATGAATGTTTTAGGCTGCATATTGTCAACTTCCTCATGGCTAAGGTTGAACATATCGCATACAATTAGCGCAACCTGAGTGATTTCATCATCAGATTGATTGTAGAATGAGGCGATTCTCTGGTATTGTTGCAATGTCATTACTATATTATAGCGTGAATTTAAGTTTTGTTTCTAGTCAAGTAAAAAAAATACCCAATGTTGAAACATCGGGTAAACCATATCAATAAACAACAACTACCACTAAAATAAAAACTCCTAGCCGACTAACGATTCAGATGGATGCGTTCGTTCCATGAGCTTCAATCCCGTGTACTTTGGGCTAGTAATCTTCATCAGCAAAACTATAATCCCCACTATTCTCAAACTGCGATAACTTATTCAATCCAACATATCTAAGGCAATCAATCGCATGGTTCATCACATCCTCAGGAGCATTCAACGCTTTACCTTCACGATCCTTTGCCCACTTGTACTGGCGCAATTCCTTAATCAAATTTAGTGAATTTTTCGTTACTACGATGTCATATTGCTGCAACCTATCAATACTGGCTTTAATACTATCAGGTCCTTTCCTTGCAGGCTCTACGTAATATCCTGCGTTGGTAAGGTCTTGAATGCTTTTAGGTTCTGCACTATCAGCAACAATACATTGCGAAGTATTCACGTTAAAGGCTTTCAACTTAGCTACTATGTCGCTATTCGTTAACTGAGTTTGATACAATAGTTCGTTAACGTAAATCTTTGATTCGTATCTATAAACTTCAATTAACGAAGTCGGATCATTCGTGAAACCCCAATCTAAGCCATAACTAATAAACTCCGCATCTCGTGGAATCTTATCGCATTGAGTCCAATTATTAAACACTACACCTTCTAACGAGCCTATCTCACCCAACCCATAAACACGATACCAGTTGGACCAGAATCCTGAGCCAGCATCTGCTTTTTGCTTTGCTTTGTTGATAAAGTTCAAAGCTGACTCAGGACAAGCTTCATTGTCCATGTAGTTGATAATCAAGAAATCAACATCAGCATCGTTAATCAGTTCATCGTGAAACCAAAAAGCATCCGTTGGATTCCAGTCAAGGTAAACACCTTTCTTGGTCCTTGATGCAAGTTCGGTGTAACTATGGAAGTTCATGTTATTGGCTTCGTTCATGTATAACCAATCCCTTCGCGCACCCCTTAGTTTTGCATCATTATCAGCTGAGAAGAACTCAATTTGCGAACCATTGGCAAAAGTGTATTTGAAGTCGGTAGCATTCCATCTGTCATCAAAGAACCTACCCGTTTCAACCATGATTTTTTTGAAGTCCTTCATGGCTCCACGTTTGAGATGGGGGATTGACTCAGCTACAACACTAATCTCACTCATTGGCTTGTCCGTAGCAATGTCGATCAAGATAGGTATTATCGCAAATGTCTTCCCAGCACTAGATCCGCCTTGTACGCCACGAACAAACTTTTTAAGTTTTAGTATCTTGTTTATTGCGGTTGTACGTATGAACATTAATCGTGATTAACATCAGGAAATAACTTTTGCTCAACTTTAACATCATTCTGAACCTTCTCAACTAAGCCATTTAAACGCTGGGTAATGCTCGGGTTGTAAATACCAGCCATGCCCCCGCCTATTTGATCCTCTCTGATACATTCCTTTATACGCATACAGATACTAATATAAGCCTCATATCTTCCATCTTTGTTCAGAAAATAATCTCTAACTGTGCTTATCTTATCGTAGCAAAACAAGTTAAAACCTTCCATTGTCAAAGGTCTTTCCTTCTTTCTATCTACTTTCATGCCTTGCCCACCTACCCAATCAGTAACAATAAATGGTTTGCTTTTGGCATCCTTGCAATATGCTTGAAACATATCCCATAGTGTTTCAGGAGTTTCAATGTATTTAGATTGTCCCTTCTTCGTTGGCATTTTCTAATCTATTTTTATTTTCATCAACAAATTTAACTATGTAATTAACACAAGACTGGCACCCTTTCCAAACGAAATCTCCATGAGGTGAAATCTTATGAGCCAATGCTACTAACTCGTTCATCTCAATTTCAGATGGATGTACATCAATGCCGAGCCTGACCCTCTCGAATAGGTAATCAAATTTTGTCATATCAGTTTCTTAATTTTAATCTTAGCTTCCTTTACCAGTCTAAACACAGTTGGGTAAGGAATACCAGTTACTTCACCTACTGCCCTATAACTTCCATGTTCTGCGTATAGTGTAAGAACCTTCTCAGATACCCAATGTAACCTATGCAAAGGTAACAAATTTTCTTCTTCTATTTCATCGCTTGGATGATTAAAGTCATTAGTTAACACCTCACGCATTTTAATACGGTTAAATTCACTGTTCTTCCAATTAACCATGTTGTACATCATCTTCGCCACGTATGCGATAAATCTGCCCTCTAAATGCAAATTAACAATAACTGCTTCATCCTTGTTCAAAAGTTCTAAAAAGCAATGTTGTAACAAATCCTCTTGCAAATCCTTCGGCTTAATTTTCGATAGACATTCACGAAGTTCTTCGCTTCGGTAAAGTTGCTCGATTATTTGCCTTGATGTCATGGTGTAAAGTTACAAATAAGTATCAATTTACATAAGTTAAAGATTGAATCCTTAACCTTAACCTTGTAACTTATTGTAAATCAAAGTATTATATCGGTTAAGGATTTTTTAAAAAATCATTGAAAACTTTCCTTATACAAATAATGTGTGTGTGTGTGCATGTAATATGTGTGTATATATATATCTATAACTTTTAATAGTAAATAATCATAGTAATCCTTAACCTTTCTTTGAAACCCAATACCACATTGAGTTATAGCGGTTAAGGATTTTTTTTTAAATCCTTAACCAATCCTTAACCCTTAACCGCTAAAATGGTAAATTTGAATCATTTTTAGGTGTATTTTCAGATATTTCCATAACTGAATACACTTGAATAGTCTTGCCATTAACCTTCTTAATCATTGATTCAAACCCCATCCGCTTTAGCTCCATGCCGATTCTTTTTAAAGAAATCTTTTGCATCGATTGCTTTTCAAGATGGATTTTTATTTCAGTAGCAGACATTTCAATTAACCAAGATTCATTTGGTATTCGAAAATATTTATTGATTAGTTCGTATTCAAGTGAAAATTCTTCAAACTTATTGTTATTTTGTTGCATAGCTTCAACATCTTCACTCGTTAATTGCCATTCATATCCTGACTTCCACAAGTTATAAGCTTCAATTAGTAGGAGTCTTTTATCAACATCATTGTACTTTTTGTAATCTATTGACCTTATTTGTATTGGAATCAATCTTCTATTACCAGTCGGATCGTTAAGTATCTGCATGTCATTTGTAGTTCCACAAAGAACTGCAAGCCGATTAAGGTCCACGTTCATTTTTCCGTAAGGTTCACGAAGTGTAAATGTTTGTTTACTGGTAAGTTCCTTTAATCGCTTTGATTCCTTTTTGCTCTTTCCTCCCATCTCATCATCCATAATGATCAACTTCTGAGTCATTAGGATTTCATCATCCTTTCCTGCATCAAGTTTACTCTCTGCATAGTACTGTCTTAACTCAGTTGGGAGCATGCGCCTGAATGCTTCAGTCTTTCCGGTGCCTTGTTTTTCGCCTGCAAGTATAAGCATCAACGGAGAATGCACGCCATGAATCGCAGAGATAACCCCTACAAGCCACTTCTTTCCCAAGTAACATATATCATCGGAAGTATTGAAAGAACTGAAAAAAGCATCAATAACGCCTTGTGGTTCGCCAGTGTTGTTTTCGAACCAATCAAGTAAAGGATTGTAGTTTTCAGTATTATTTGAGAATATTACTTTTAGAAACAAATCAGCAGTTAGTTCATTATGCAGAACCTTTGCATCAAGAAACAT